CTGGGAAAGAGTTAGTCGAAAGACTAATCCATTATAGGCTCCAGTACTCGGTATTTAACGGAATACTGGGATAACTGAAGAGGTGAATATCAATGCCTTCGTATACACGTGAATCTTCCGGGATTATTCTCGGAAGTACACCATATGTCTCTGAATCTTTTGATTCGAATTGCCAGAGCAGCATTATCACGACCGGCACTTGGGGAGAGAACGCACCTATTAAAGGTGGGTATTCTTCCTGTGCAGGCGAGACGATAGCTAATTTCGCAAAACGTAAAAAGAGTGGCGAGTTGCTCCCGTTTACTAACTGGGAGCAGTTCTTTCTGAATATTAATAGTGTCGGTGGATCCTTTCACTCCGAGATCAAATCTGATCTCGGGTGTGGGTCTACTACCACTACTTCTTATCCAGGCTTCCCCGCAGGGGGAAGTATGCCACCATATATGCTCGAGAAGGCGGACTTTGAAAAGCACTTAGGAGTAGCACTCCGAAGTGATCTGATCAATGCTGCCGCCGCGAAAATATATGCGAGAGGACATGATTCCCTTACTATGTTAGTCGAATTGAGAAAGACGGCTAAGATGTTTGGGGATTTGGTGCGTAGGGCTGGGAGTTTATCCTTGCCCAAGATACGTGATACTTGGCTTGAGGCCCGCTATGGTTGGCGTCCCTTGATTTATGATATGATAAGTCTTTCTGAGACTATTCAAAATCTTGAATCAAAACGAACTCGTTTTACAGAGCGCGTGGGAACGTCAATTAACAAGACTGAGGACAAAGAACATGTCTTCACTAGTGTTAATCTTGATTGGACTTATCGATATATTGATAAGATCCAAATCTCGTCCAGAGGGGTCGTTTCTGCCGACATCCAACCGCCAAATTTCCAATTTAATCCCGCCATTACTGGTTGGGAACTTATAAAGTTTTCCTTTATAATAGATTGGTTTATTAACGTTGGGTCTTGGTTAGAAACACTATCCTTCCTCGTTTACGAGGAGAAATCCGTCGGTGCGTATGGTTGCAAAATAGACATCACTAGAAGTGGTGTACTAATTGTTGACCGTTACAACCCGAGTCGCTATGAGAATCTTACACTGACTTTTGAGTCAGATGTGAGTGGTTCCCTAGTGAAAAGGATTCCCGGAAGTGTAAATACTAACTTTCCGTCTATCGGTGCTAATCTTAGCATACCTAAACTGCTTGACTTAGTGGCGATCTTCACCCGTTAGGGGTCGATCTACCATTAGGTCTGGCGGTAAGTATATTATTATGTAGTAAAAAGCATAATAATCCGATAATAACTTAGGAGAAACGAAATGGCCGCAATGGCAACTTCACTTACAGAATTTTCAGATAATGGAAATTCGCGCGTCTATACTTTATCAGGACATACAGTGCAATTAGCACGACAAGTTCTGACTAATAGACAGGTACCTTCGGGTGGGCAGGTTATTGCAGAAGACAAAATTTCAGTCTTGTATGCAACGACCGACGTTGACGGTGCTGTATTGCCACAACGAGTCCTTTTTACTGCAACAGTTAGACGCCCAATTACGGGCGACTCAGCAGATGTTACAGCGGCGCTTGCCGTTTTCCGCGATATTATTGCGGGCGACGAGTTTGCCAATGTAGTTAACACGCAAGAGCATCTAAGTTAGATGACACTTGCATTGTTGGGGTTGATCGCATCGTTATTTATAACGTTGTCCGACCCCGCTGCTGAACTGACTTTAATCGAGTGCGTTCCAACGAACGTTCCTTCAATGGTTAAACCTAAGCCTGAGTTGAAATCTTCAGGCGGTTTATCAGAAGAGGAATTAGTTTTAGCGCGCAAGGTTGAGTCAGAAATTTTCTGAAGCAAAATTAAAAAGGAGTGAATATCTCATGAGAGATTTCATCAGCTTAACTTATGACATGAGCCATAGTTATGTGCTCGACGTGGGCGAAGAGCTTCCCATGGCGGTAACGAACAAAATCCTAGGATGGATACGTTCGCGATCGCTAGAAAAGCTCTGCTCTTGCAGTACTCGGTTTCCGGGGGAATATCAATCCCTGGAGTTAACTCGTCATCTTAGACAGGTTGAAGCATTCTTTAAAAAGAATGCTCAATTCAGTCACGACTCGTGTGAAGCAGCAGCTATCGAAGCTTTTTACAAAGCAGAGAAGTTATGTCGCATCACAAATAAGCGAATCGCGCATTATTCGATGTATCCCGATCGTTTAGATCCGGAGTTATATCGCATAGTGTTAAGAGCCCAGAACATTATTCATTATGTTTTGGGAGAGTTCACTGGTTTTCTGGATGATTTACCAGACAACCTTAGAGTGACGTCAGGAGCTACATCAACACGAAGCCGGAAGGAGGCTCTACCTTATCTTAAGGTAACCTCCAAAATCCCGGCTACGGAATCAGCCGCGCCGTACATACGTTCTCTAGCTAAATATTTTGGCTATGAGTTCGTGCGTATTGCTTCAACTGAAACCAATCGTGTTGTCACCGTTCCGAAGAACTATAAGACGAATCGTACTATCGCGTGCGAGCCGACGGGTAATTTAACCCTTCAGCTGGCATTAGATAAGTATCTTAAAGAATCCCTTTATAGAAATATAAGGATCGATTTGTCTGACCAAACGCGAAATCAAGAACTTGCGCGCCAGGGATCAATTGACGGTAGCTTAGCTACCCTCGACCTTTCCATGGCTTCTGATACATTATCGTTCAACACTGTAGCTTGGCTCCTTCCAGATAAATGGAAAGAGTTCGCCGCAAATGTTCGAGTGAAATATGGATCAGTGCAAGATCAGGTGATTAGGTATGCAAAGTTTTCCTCTATGGGAAACGGAGCGACCTTCACACTTGAGACCTTGATTTTTGCTGCTATAAGTAAGGCGGTTAGTTCAAGCGGAGATGTTTCGGTATATGGGGATGATATTATTATCCCTACTGAAGCAGTTCCGTTGGTAACTAGGGCCTTAACTTTCCTTGGTTTTCGTATCAATTCAGATAAAAGCTTTATTGACGGCCCATTTAGGGAGTCATGCGGCGCTGATTGGTACGAGGGAACTAATGTCACACCTATGTATTTACGAATGAAAACCTCGATGAAAGTCGAGTACGTTCATATTGTGAATACGTTTGCTGCGATATCCAAACCTGGGGGACGATTGGAAAAGCTTCTTCTTCAACTTGTTGAAGAGGAAAACTTACCGCTCGTTCCGTGGAATGGAAGTTCCATAAGCGGCATTTGGATAACTCCAAATGAAGCTTATAAGCAAGGACTCATCTCAAATAAGTCTAAATTGGGGCGTTGGGTAACAGCTATTCAAAGCTATGTACCCAAAACCACTACGCGGACTATTCGAGACTCTCGTACGCTCTTTCTTTGGCACTTACGTGCTTCAGGCGGATCGGTTAGAGAGGCTGCTCAACTTCAAAATCTTGGGTATTTATTAGACCCAGATCGAGACCAAGCAGCAAGAGTTAGCACTTCGGTACCCACCTATGCCAACAAATATAGGCGCAAGTGGGTGTGCTGGAATCCTCCAGCGATGGCTACTCCCGCACATCTTTATAGATGGACGGAACTATTGACCCACAAAAGTCGGTCGATAGTGTAGAGGCACGG